GGGAATGAGATCTTTCCCAAGAGGGGCTACACCCACAAGAATAACAAAAGGCTCATTTCTATCGGGTCGTGCGTCTCTCAAAGCTTGAACATCTGCTACCGTATGAAAAGGACCTAGTTGCGGTTGTTTTGCCTCAAACTCATCTTTACCAACTAAAGCACCGTTCCATTCTTTACGCATGTCTCGATACCGATATCGAAAACCAGAACGATCCGATATTGCGTATGCGTATTTTCCAGAAGCAAATTTAGCCATTAGTTCGTCTTAAAATACTGATATTGTGGCACCACATTATATGACGCTCTGTCTCTATCCTCTGTAGCGGCTCTCTCAAACTCTTCTTCGTAAACAGCCTTTAAGAGTTGGACCCTGTCTGGTGCTCTTTTCATTGATAGATAATACGCCAACCCCGCTGCAAGGCATGGGTAGAACCTAAACGGAACTTCAACAGTATTTGTCGGTGTATCCGCGTCTTGTATTCTTGTGAGTGCGTCATAAACAACCGTGTCGGTGCTATTTTCAGGAACGGGCCATATCTTCAAGTTAGGCGTTATCTGCCTATCCAAAAAGAATTGATTAGGGCGTCCCTGAGTTGTCTTAGTCGGGATATTTAAAAACTGACTCCTGCTAAGACGCTCTAACGCAAAGTCCGTGTTACTTCGTCTAACCACGGCTGATAGGATATCTATGACATCTGTTCCTATAGAATATTCACCGTCAGCGGCGGTAAGAGCCTGTGTTCGTTGCTCAATAGTCCATTGATTAAGACCGCGATTAGCCCAGTCCGCAAACAGAATATTAAGAGAACGACGTGTAGTCTGGAGGTCGTAACCTGTACGAACCTCCAAACCGCATCGTTCAAACGCCTCTTCTACGTAATCAGCGACGTTTAGCTCAAAATCTGTGCTTCCTGAAGTGGTCATTACGCCATCTTAACTAGCTTAAAACCTTTTGCTTTGGCTGCTTTGCGGATCTGCGCTACACTCATAGCCTTTCCGCCATCTTTCATCATCATGTCAGGCTTTTTAGCCATTCCACCGCCGCGCATCATTGTAGGCTTTTTAGCCATTCCACCGCCGCGCATTTTCATTGGTTTCTTAGCCATTCCGCCGCCACGCATTTTTACAGGTTTTCTACGAGGTTTCATTGCCATATTCTAGTCTCCTATATAGATCACGTCGTTGTTGATATATCTCAGAGGCATTAAACTCATCAAGATAAGAGTCATAATAACCCTTTTCTTTTATTTTGTCTGCGCTTTCCTGTATTTTTGATAAACGCTGAACGAATATCAAAGCATACGGTTCTTCTACCTGATACTCGAAAGACCCGTCATCAATAAAATCATTTGCTTCTTCAAACGGATGAAATCCCATGAGCCAAATATCTTTATCAATAAAGATGCCTTGAGATATGGCGTTATTTAGCTGTTTCAAATCTTCATCAAAATCATCAGGACTTTCTTGAAAAGCAAAATCAACGATTATTACAAGGTCCTTAGTGTCTTCAAAACAAGATACCGCGGTATAGATGTCTTGTTTGTGAGCGCAGTATTTGAAGACAAAATCTACTTTATCGTCTTTCCATGCGGAGCGAGCATAGGGACAAGCAGGTAAGTTGTTGAAATATTTATTGGGGACCTCTAAGGCATGTTCTGACCATGCCTTAATTTCATCTATAACGTCTTTTTCAATCCCCGAATACATTAAGCTACTGCGCCTTTAACCCTTCTTTTCTTAGCAGACATTATCACTCCACAACCTCGTGGGACGACGCCGCCAGAAGCCAAGCTTACTTTTGCCTTTTTAGTATTTGCGACAACCGTTTTACCTTTAGAGCCCGCAGACTTCTTTTTACGAGCAGTTTTAGCTCTCTCACTTTTCGACAAACTTTTAGCTTTAGACCTTGGTAAGCATCTATCAGGATTTTTCTTATCCTTTGAAGTGCCGCAAGGACCTTTGATTTCACCATCGGTTCCAATCCTTACCCAATCTTGTTTTAACCACTCTTTTAACTGACCCATCTAACGACCCTTACGTTTGCCGCCTTTAGCTTTCTTTGCGTAATTTGGGTCTTTACAATATTTTGAAGCGGCCAGGTTTGCGTAAGCAGATGGATATGTATCGAAGGTTCTTTTCGCCCAAGCCTTCCCCTCCGGACATATCTTACCTTTACTCTTCACTTTTCCGCCTTTTTTCATGCGGACAACTTGTGATGTGCCAAAACCTAAATTTACTCGTGAGCTACCGGGCATTTTTCTTTCCTTCTGAATTGTCCCAGGTTACAACATTTTCTTTTACTATGTTCTTTAAAACCAGGTTAATATACTCTTGATTCTTTCTTATTTGTTTATTGCTCTCCTCAACCTTGAAAGCAATAAGGGTTGTTCTTTTGTCAAGATCAACAAGAGTTGAACATATCCAGACAACCGCCCCTACCGACAGAGCCACAGAGACTCCTGTAGACCACTGTCTCTTATCTAACATCTCCACCTCCTACGCGCTTGTCGAAGGCGACTGTTTGGGTTCTTAGCGGCTTTAGGGAATTTTTTCATTTGGCCCGCAGATCTCGCACAAAAGGATTTTCTCCTTGCGGCTCGTTTTCCTTTAGGACTCTTCTCTGTAACGGCTGTTTTTAACTTACTACCGGGATTCTCGCGGTTGTAACGTGCAACCCCGGCTTTTGTCATTCCAGCCCCCGATTTCGTAGAACGATAATACTTCTTCGTTTTAGGGGGCTGCTTATCCCTCTTACGAGGAGCCTTAGTCTTGCGGGCCGTTGTGCGCTTGCGGGGAGCCATTACGCATGGAACGCTGTCAGCGTAGTAAACGTAGCAACGGTGTATTGAACATAAATACCAGAGGGAAATAGTAGCCCCTCGTCAGGTATAGTTATGTCCCGCGTAGTTGTTGCAGAAGCTACCGTTCCTACCTTAAATATGCTCGTTCCGGTAGGAGAACTGTCTCTAAAATCTAAAGTTCCATCCGCAGCAGAACAAACAATGTTAAGACCTTGCAAACGAGATCTTCCTGCGAAGATAACGTCAGCCGCACCCGCCGCGTGACCCAAAGAAACATTAGCCGCTGGTTGTGTACTAGCACTCGCTGCAGTAACGGTCTTAAAGAACTTGGTTCCTGACGTGGTAGTTGCTGATCCTGGAAGGGTTATCGTTTCTGTTTGAGCAGAACCGTTAACATCTGTGCCTGTGATAGTCACCGTCTTGCCACTATCGCCTGTTCCCGCAGTGGTCGCTGTGACAATTCTTCCTGCGGCAAAAGTTGCAACTCCGCCAGAAGCGTCCGTCCCACCTATTGTGAAGTCAGTATTAGGACGCTCATTAGCAGAAATAGAAGCATTATCAGCGGCATTAGTATCAGCGGTTATAAATACAGCTTTTACATCAGAGCCTGACATAATCTACTCCTTTATCTCACCCCGCAGAATTAGCGATTTACGCTTCGCGCTTCCAACAGGAGGTAAGTCCTGTCTAGAAACCTTCTTCGTAGTAGCCTTCTTCGCGGCGGCTTTAGGTTTAGTCTTAGAGGAAGTAGCCATACTTTACTCCTTAACGATTTTGTGCGGCGAAGAGGTAATCAATATTGATTGATTTGGTTCCGGTAGCAGAACCAGACAACTCCATAGCTCCTATCGCTAAGTTCTCATCATCGGGAAGATTAGTCGTATGAGTAGCAACCAAGTTCCTGTTTACAAAAAACTCTACAGAACCTGTGCCTTTGACGTGAAATCCTAGAGTTACAGCGGTTCCACTAGCGATATCTACACCGCTATCAGTGGTCGTTGCCGTGCCATCCTTTTCGGTGACACAGTCAATGTTGCTATCACCATCATCAACTTGGAAAACAATCCTATCAGCCGCTGTAAGCATCGCTTCAGGGTTGGTAGCAAAGTTTACGGTAAGACCAACGCATATCTCTATCGCGTCACCCTCTGCATCTGTCGGCGTTACTATGGTTTCAAACCAAATATCACGACTTGAAGACAGTGCAAAAATTTCATTACCCTGAATGGAAGCGCCATCATTATCCGTGGTTGCTTGTGAGCTTAGTGTTATCGCACCGTTTACCACGTCTGCGGCGATATCTGCTGAGGCGCTACTATCTTTGACGACAGTCCAATCATCGGTGTCATCAAGAGACACACCTGTGAAGTCATCCATATAGACTAGGTAATCAGGGTTTTTATCAATGGGGAGGTTTTCAAACCATTTGCGCTGACCGTCTTTGCCAGCGAAAAGTACGGGACCAGTAAAATGAACAGCCATGTCTATCTCCTGTCTTGGCTATTGTCAGCCGCATAAAGCGGACTGTCAGGAATATCTTAACATAATGTAAATAGAAGAGCGGCACAAGACCACTCTTCTACTACATCTAGCGAAGGAATTACGCTCCGGCGGTGCCGAATACGGATCTCCAATCGGATACACCGAAACTATAACGCTCACGAGCTTTGAAGCGCATATTTCCAGTGTCGAAGTCACCCTCCATTGCCGTCTTAATGGGCGAACGGTTAAACATTTTGAAACCGTTTGGCGCATCAGTCAGGATGAAGTAAGCATCAGTGTCCGTCAGGAAGTGGTTTACAACGGCACCCTCTGGAAGCATTCCCATGCTTCTGTTGGCGTTAGTGTCGTTGTCCGCCGTTCCAGGTCGAAGATCTGAATTTAACAGACGCTCCGCAATGAACTGAAGCTCTTTCGGGATAACCAGTTTAACACCACGAATAGCAACCTTAAGGCCACGTTCGTCAGTGATACCCGCAATATCAATAAGCATTTGCTCAAGAGAAGTCTCGTTGAGGTCTGCCGCTACTGATAGCTGGTTTCTTTGGTTACCAGACAAAGAGGGGTGAGCCGAAGAACAAAGCGCGGCACCATCACCTATCGGTGCAGTAGTGTCGAAAGCGTTGTTCAAGATAGCCGCAGCTTTGATTTGCTTGGTCTGAGCCATTGAGCGAGCCAAAGCTTTGGTGTATCGAGCGGCAAGACGATCATAAAGATTGTCTTCAATCGCCTCTTCAGTGATCGAAAACGCAAGAGCGATTGTCTCATGCGTATAACGTGCGGTGTATGTCTCCTGAGCATCGTCAAAGGTGATGGCAGTGCCTTCTTCTTTAACAGGTGCCGAGGTGAAACCACCAAGCATCACTTCTTCTTCAAATGCACGATCCGAAGTCTCTTCTTCAAAGATCTCCGCATGTTCATTTTCGTAGCGATCATACTCAAGACCGAACAAGGCATTAAGGCCGGGCTCAAGCTCTTTCGCCAGTTGTGCGCGAGAAATAGCCATTATCTATACCCTCCTTAAATACCAGTTGAGTCAGCCGTCGTCTGCGAAGCAGAGGCGGATGCTGGCGAGTTAAAGTGGAAATTAAACCGAACCACGAAGTTTACGCCCGCAGCATCAAAGTCAAGATTGGCCTCATCAGTGGACAATCCAACAATTCGCATAAAGAGCGTTGCCGTGGTAGCGGCGGTGGAAATATCTAGTTCAGCCGTGGATCTTCCAGTGTTGGTTGAACCAGATGTGCCGTTAGCTAACGAACAGTTTGAGAAAACGTCAGCTAAAGCTGTAGCACGGTTTGTAACAGACTCGTCTGCCGCAACCATGAACAACTGGTTTGGGTTGTCCGCAACAAAAGCCTTGATAGGGAAATTTGTATCAACGCTTACGTTGTTTGAACCGGGCCAGTAGTTTTTGAAGACAGTCTTCTTAGAGGAACTATCTACATATTCAACGCCCATAAGGACACCAAGGGCGGGAACCGTGCCACCATTTGCTGCACCAACGATATCAATCACACCAGCCGCCAGAGGAATTACTGGGGAGTTCTGATAGATAGCGTTAGTATTATCGCTTGCAATC